GGAAAGAAGTATTTGAAGAAACATTGGACGAATGGCAAAAATATTTGCCAAGCAATGCTACAATTTTTGTTGTTGACGATGCATCCAAAACTCCTGTTAAATCTAATTATAGGTTTGAGCAAAATGTTGGAATAGCTAAGGCTAAAAACAAGTGTTTAGAATTAGCGGAAAAATATGACCACATTTTCCTTTGTGACGACGATGTAAGACCAAAAACACATGATTGGTTTAAGCCTTACATTAATTCTGGAGCTAACCATTTGTGCTTGACCTTTGACAAAAAAAGCAACAACATTATTTATAGTCCCTCAATTAGATTTAATGGCGAACATAAAGGATTAATGACATATACCGCTCCTAATGGATGTATGCTTTACTTAAAAAATATATGTCTTAAAGTAGCTGGCGGAATGAGACCTCAATTTGGCTTGTGGGGATTTGAACACGTCGAATACAGTCAAAGAATACATGACTTAGGACTAACTCCTAAACCATTTATGGATGTAAAAAATAGCCTTGATTTATTTGATGTTTTAGATTGGCGTTTTGCCGTCGATTCGTCTTTATCAATTAATGAAAGAAGACAAAGCGGTAAAATAAATTTAAAGCTTTACGAAGAGTTCTCAAAACATCCTGAATTTGTAAACTACAAATGAGAATATTTTACTCAAATCCTTTCAGTTTAGACAAAAATATAGGCAAAGCATACAATGATTATTTGAGTAGCTTAAATGCAAACGACGAGGATTGGATTGTAATGCAAGACGGAGATATTTTGTACTTGACGCCAGATTGGGGGAAAAGAATAAACGATGCTTTGTCTTTAGATGGCGACAAATTTGGATTGGTTGGATGCTATACGAATCGGCTAAGGTCAAAACATCAATTGCACGAGAAAGCCTTTAGCTACGACCTAAACGTAAAAAATCATTATGATATTGCCATGACTTACGGGGAAGCTGGGGTACAAGAAATAAACGAATACATTGCGGGTTTCTTTATGGCATTTCAATACAAGACTTGGAAGAAAATTAAATTTGTCGAGAATAGCCTGGCTTTTGATTCATTGTTTTCGATGAGAGTTAAAGAGCTTGGTTTAAAGATTGGTTTAATCCGTTCGCTTTACGTTTTCCATTCGTATCGAGTTTGGACCGATGTTGAGCCTTGGAATGAGAAAAAACATTTAATGAAATAAATAGTATCTTTATGATAAAATTATTGGTTGATTTAGAGCCGTTTAAAAAAGACGAAATTTTAAGCGTTGGCAAGACTTACGACACCTATTTGGTCGACAAAGGCTTGGCGGTTTGGATAAAAGTGGACAAACAAGACTATAAGAAAAAATGAGCGTAATTAGACCCGTAGACATTAGATATAACTACCAGGTAGCAACCGAGCCAATCACATTGGCAGAGGCTAAGGCTTGGCTTCAAATTGATTTCTCAGACTGGGACACGCTCCTAACTGGCACGCTAATTCCAGCGGCTAGAATTGAAAGCGAGAAGGCCAGCGGAATGCTTTACGTCGAGAGAAACGTAGTTGTAACGGATAACAAAACAGGACAAAGAATTTACCCAATTGGGCCTTGGGTGGCGGACGTAACAACCGACACAACCGAGGTAGCCAATTATACTTATACGGCTGGCTTTAACAATTCAAACCTTTTGCCTCAAGACCTTAGAATAGCAATGCTTAAAAGGATTGCAACTGATTTCGCCTTTAGACAAAACTTGATTACAGTACAAGAGCAATACGCCCAAAAGGCCAGCATCTCAACCGAGTTAAAATATAGAGCGGACCTATTCGTATGATAAACTTTGGAAAGTACGACCAAAAAGTTGACTTTGTCTCCTTTCAGGCTATAAGCGACGGCGCTGGCGGCACAACCGTGACTCCCTCAACCGTTTTATCAACCTTTGCCTCTGTTAACCAAACTAGAGGCGGAAACGCTTTAGAAGCTGGCGAAATGGTTTTGCCAAATACTTACCAAATTGCAATACAATACCGAGTTTCTTTTATTCCTAGCGAACTTTACCAGGTATATTATAGGACCAGGTATTACAAAATTACTGGCGTTCAATTAGACGAGCAAAGGCAACACAAAGAGTACATTATTAATATGGTTGGAGTGTAATGGCGGTTACGGTAAAAGGATTAGACGCCGCTTTAAAAGACCTGGACAAGCAAAGCGATATTGTAATTGAGGCGGTAAAAGATATTTTGGCAAGCACGGCAACTGATATTGAGATTGAGGCAATTAGAAACGCTCCTAGCAGTTGGGAAGGCCAGCCGCTAAATATTAAGCAAAGGATTGACAAAGTAGTTGAAGAGGGAGGGTTAAATTGGAGAGTTGGCGTACAATCTGGAGACCCAGTATTTGAGATTGAGGCTTGGTTAGAATTTGGAACTGGATTAAGTGCAAGAGAGATTTTATCTAATCCACAATACACGCAAGAAGTAAGGGACATTGCTAGAAGGTTTTACAGAAACGGACAAGGCCGAATTATTGGCCAGCCTTATTTAATGCCAGCTTTCTTTAGGAATACCGCTAATTTAGTCACCGATATTGAAAACGAGATAAACAAAGATTTAGGATGAGAGAAATAGCCACAGACATACGAATTGCGGTAATTGCAGCAATTTCGCCTTTGACTCTTAGCGGAGTAACTTTGCCCGTTTACGATACTGAATTACCGCCTGGCATTAACCCAGCTAACTACCAAGGCTCGGCGGCTTATGTGCTTATAACAGACCAAAACGAGGCCGAAACAACAAATAACGATTGCTCAATTAGACAAAACGCAACGTTTCAAATTAACATTGTAACAAAGTTTGCGCAAGGCAATGGAGGTAAAAAGCTTTCGGAAAATATTTCCAATGCAATTCAATTAAAAATGACCTTGGATTATTTGACATTGCCAGGAGATTTGCAAGTTTTAGATATTCGAAAAAACTTTAGTAGGACTCAAATAGAGCAAGGCTCAAGCCAAATAGCTTACCAAAAAATATTATCCTACACCTTGGATATTTTCCAAGTATCTTAGTAAATAAAAATTTATGTATATTTGTTAAAACGAATAAGCAATGGCAACATATCAATTAGGAAATTTCTTCACTTTCGAATGGAACTCGCTTCCAGTCGTTTGTAAAACCTCAGCTTCAGTCTCTATTTCAAACGAATCAGTCGTAGTTAGAAACGATTGCACGGGCGATTATGGCGTAAGACTAGAAGGCGGCGACAAATCAGGCTCTTTCTCTTTTAGCGGAGACCTCGATTTTGCATCAACTGGAGTATCTAACCTTTCAGCTTTTGATTTGATGGAAGACATCGGAAAAGTGTACGAATTGGTTTTTGGAGGTACTGAATCAGGCGACAAAATCATAACCGTAGACGCACAATTAAACTCAGTTGAAATTACCGCGGAAAGAAACTCTCAAGTATCTTTCTCAGGAACTTTTGACTTTGCTGGAGCGCCTACAATTACGGTAATACCAACCTAAACAAAATATATGGCTAAGTACCATTCAGCTCCTTTTAAAGAAGGGGAGATTTTCTTTTACCCAAATTTAGGCGCTTTGGCCAACTTTGAGGATTTTACAGGACAAGGGATTTCAGACGCTTTTAGTGGTCAAGCAATACCTAAAATTGATTTAATTTATGCTTTGCTACACGAATGCCATAAAGTAGCTTGCCTAAGAAAGTCAACAAATCCCGTAAGTTTAGACGAATTAAAGGTTTGGATTGAGGGCAAAGATGTAATGAAATTGTTTAACGATGTTTTGGCCGACTTGCTTTTAGAGTTAGGCGTTGGTGAAAGCCAAGAAAAAAAAACATAAGTGAAGACGAAAGCGAGGATTATTCAGCTCGCGAAAATTTAATGCTGCTCGTAGGTCGGACTAAACTCCCTTATGAGCAGCTTTTTTCGTTAAGCCGTAAAGAGTTAAAGGCATTAGTAAAAGGCCATGAGATTGACCAAAAAGACATGATTGAGGCAATGCGAGTACAAGCGGTAATTGGTTTGCATCCACATTTAAAGAAGGGAGCTAATCTAGACCCAAAGAAACTTTGGCCTTTGCCTTGGGATAACTTTGGCAAGCCTGTAGAGTCAACACCGCAAGACTTTGCTAAAGCAAAGAAATTGTTGGAAATTGCAAGTAAACTAGAAAGAAATGGCAAATCCAAGAATAGAGGTTGAGATTGGGGCAAACGTTGTTGGTCTAACCAATGGCGTAAATACCGCGACTGGTCAACTTGACAAATTAGGAAAAGCGGCTCAAGCAACGGCGCCACAAATACAAAGATTGGGCCAAGCAACACAAGGTTACAATTCAGTAGGTATTGACTTTGCTCGTATTATTCAAGACGCGCCATTTGGTATTATTGGAGTCGGTAACAACATTACTCAGCTTGCTGGCTCTTTTCAAGTATTAAAAAATAGTACTGGCTCAACTGGAGCGGCTTTAAAATCCGCTTTAGGGTCAATTTTAAGCTCAGGAAACGCGCTTGTATTAGGTATTTCTATTCTTACGACTGTATTTACTATTTTACAACAAAAAGGATTTTTTAAAACAGAGGAGGCGGCTAAATCTTTAAGCGACCAATTAGAAGAATTTAGAGAAAATTTAGATGGAATTGCAAAAGCTACCCTACAAGGACAAATTAACGCCCAAAAGGAAATTTCCAATTATAAGTTGCTGCAAGTACAAGCCGAGAACACGACATTAAGTCTTGAAAAAAGGTTAGCAGCAGTTAATGAATTAAGAAAATTAGCGCCTGAATATTTAAAGAATTTAAGCGATGAGGAAATATTAACTGGAAACGTTGGTAATGCTTACAAGTCCTTAACTAATGATATTTTAGCTTTGGCAAAGGCTAAAGCTTTCTCATCTCAAATTGATAAAAACACCGCCGATACTTTAACTCTTTTATTACAAGAAGAGCAAAGAGCTATAGAAATAAGTAAAAAATTACAAGACCAAGAAAGAGCAAGAAGAGAAGACGAGCAAAGAAGAGCAATAGGAGCGGCGGCTGGCGGTGCTGGTTCGGCTGCATTTTCCGAGGCGGCAAGTATTGAATCTAAAATTAAGGACTTAATAGACGAACAAGTTACAAGTGCGCAAGAAAGGGCAAGACTAGCAGAGCAAAATATAAAATTAGAGTCTTCTATTGTTGACTTTAATTCACAAGGTGCAAATTTTGCTAAAGTAAAAGTTGAAAGCTCAAAAGCTCTAAATTCTGAAAAAGAAAAAGAATTAAAACTTGAGGACGAATTAATAACTCAAACTGAATTAGGAAACAAGCTAAGAAACGATGCATTTGATAAATTAAAAACAATTACCTCTGAGCTTGCCCCATCTTTAGGCAAGTTGCAAGAAATTGATTTAAGCAAAATTCAAATTGCTCCTGAAATAGCAGATATTGACGACTCAAAATTAACTGCATTTGTCTTAAGATTAAGTGAATTTAATTCTCAAGTTGCTGGAATTATTGAAACTGGAGCGCAACAAACTCTTGGCGATTTTGCCTTTGCAATTGGGGACGCTTTGGCAAGTGGTGGTAATGTAATAAAAGCTGGAGGAGCCGCTTTGCTTGGTGGTCTTGCTGGAATTTTAAATCAACTTGGACAATTAGCCATTGCAACTGGACTTGCAGTTGAAGGCATTAAAAAAGCTTTGCAAACCCTTAATCCAGCCGTTGCGATTGGTGCTGGAGTTGCTTTGATAGCCTTGGCTGGTTTTGTTTCAAATAAAGCTAAAAGCTTAGGAGGTTCAAAAGGCGGAGGTGGCGGCGGTGGCGGTGGCTCTTCAGTTGGAAGCTCAGGTGTTGGCGGTGGCTCTTCATTTACTGGCGGCGCCCAGGGCGGAATGTTTGCCCAAAATAGAGACGTAAGCGGCGAGTTTGTGGTTAGAGGTACGGATTTGGTTTATGTTTTAGGTCAAGCAAACAACAAGATAAATAAAGGATAATGAACGATTATAGGTTATTACTTGCCGTTCGAGAAGGTATTGGGACGATTACGGTTAACGGAGTTACTCCTTTAGACTACTATACTGAAGGCGACGTGCTTACAATTGCAGTTGTCCCAGGCTCTGGTTATCATACTGCAATGTGGTATAGCTCGCCAGGCAATACTTTCTTATCCTCAAGCTTGTCTTTTAGTTTTACAATGCCGAGTGAGGACGTGAAAGCATACGTTAATTTAACAGGCCAAAACGCTCCTGTAAATGACTACGGCTTAAAATATGAGGGGGGATATGCTACCAATTACGGCGGTCTAGTTTGGAATTTGCAAATACTTAAAACTGGATATACAGGCGCGGTTACTCCTTTGCTAATTAACGACATTACCTACAATTGGGGCAATACTGGAGACGACCCTTTAAATACAATTGTCGGCTCCTCTGTAGACTTTACAATTGCTGGCGAGACTGGAGATTTTAACGAATTTCTAGTTGGAGGCAATAGGACTTGGAAAGTTGCTTTAAATCAAATTGGAGCAAACAATGACATTACAGATTGGCAAGCTGCTTCTCCAGCTGCCTATTTTAGAGGATTAGCTTTTGG